GTTGATGCCACCAAAAAATTCACCATCACCGAAGCTTAACTTCCCCTTAGGGGGCGGTCAGCTTCTAGGTGAATGGTGGCTTAGACAAGTGTCGGCTTGCGCCGGCACACCGCCCCCCTTCGGTTTAAGGTCCCTAAAGACCAAAAGAAGGGATTCGCCGCCAAACGATTTTTGTCTGGCCACGTTGAGAAAAGGAGATGGACTCCCTATCGGTAGGATATAGTCTATCCCGCCAACCTGGGGTACGATTCGATTCGCTGCGTTCTATGAACCAGCGAAACAATCCATGCCACCCTGGCGCTGCACTAGCGAAAGGTTTGATGCTTACGCATCTAGCCCGTAACCAGTATGAGTGCGAGGGTCTTCCCACCGCCTTTAAGGAATCAGGGACTTGGTCCCCAAATCCTGTACAGGCATGTTGGAAAGACTGACGCCATCGACCTTGATTTGCAAGGAAGATTTTGTCACGTGGTACTACCCATCCAAGAGCCGGAGAACGACTGGTTACACAGGGGAAATTTCCCCACGTGCTTTCAATCAGTTCCCTCCAGATTTTCGCCGTCCGCCACATACCACGATCAAAGAAACCGTGGAACATGGCAAAGGCCTTTTGGATATGGCTCGAGTTCCTTTTTTCAAAACGGATTCTTTTAACCCGTTGAGGAGTAACGTCAATGCCATTGTAAGCATCAACGCCACAAGACTCGCGGAAGTTCCCTTTTGTGCAAGACTTAGCCTCATTGAACATAAGTCCAAATTGAGGTAGATCTGACATAAAGAGGGAAGCGTCTTCGGTGCGACAGATTAAATCGTCACCGTAGACATATATATCTTCCGCTAACGCCTTGTACTTTCTCCTCGGATACTTGTGCTTCAGTGCAGCAAGCATCAGCACGAAGTGCACTACCGACATGATTGGGAAACAGAGAGCGGACCCCATAGGGGCAAACTTTCTAGTCTCCATCAGGTCACCCGAGGGCAACCTTATCCTCTTCGTCGATAATGCAAGAAGGCAATCCCGTAATTTAGGGACATCCTGGAAGAGTATCTCAACCAGGTTCCGACTTATTCTGTCGGAGGCCTCCTTCATGTCGAGTGTAGCGTGAATCCCGGTACGAGAACCGTGCAGGGCAAGCCTACCGTTAACAGTCTGGTCAGTAAAATTCACGTGACCAGCGGTCAACTGATTCATCTCAACATGCCGCATGACTGCTCTACCCAGGCCCTGCTGGAACCACATGTACTCACATGATTCCATGCAGATAATCCTGGGTCCCCTAGAATCTTTAGGGACGAGAGCGAGTCGGGACTCCCCTAAGGTAACGACGGGAAGTCTACGTAAGCTTCGAGCAGTGGCGAGAAGATGAGTGCCACCCAGAATGAAATACCTATTATAAGGCAATACACTATCAATTTGCCGATAGCGTACGTGCGGTTCATACCGCTCCCATCTGGGTCTCCTTTCAGCAGATTGACCAGGGCCTGGCCTCGGCGTAATATCGCCAGGGTCAAAGTCACGGAAAATCCGGCTGACGAGCCGTTGGGCCTCGTAGATGATTGAGGCCTTGTCAGGAAGGATTTGGTCGCACTGAATAAGTTGCTTATCAGTGTCAACAAAAGACCGAATGCATTCATCAACTAGCTCCTCTGGATAGTCCATTTCAAGCTTGTAAAACGTAAATGCAAGCTGGCGCAAGTATCTTATTGCGTCTATACATGGATTATCCTGCAGTGTTCCATCTGCTGCAAAAACCCTCTTGGTTAACCCGCGTAGGAATAGCGGGAGCGCCCCGTTTCTAGCCTTCTTAAAGGCCGTAAACGGTGAGAAATGCCTATTTTGTAAGCAGCCGTCAAGGTGCTTACCAAAGTTCGGCATGGTTTTTGTAACAAAAGATATGCCTTCGGAACGTAGACGACGCAAAGCGTAATCTATATCCCTGGCTATCTCTTGCTGAGCAATCTGGAACTGGTTTCCCACATCTTCCAAAGATGCGGTTAGTAAATTGATTACCGTGGCATCAGGCGTTATGGTCCGTGTGCTATCTTGCATACTTGTCCTCCTGCCTTATGCCTTCTAGCGCAACTCTGTGTGGCACTAGACTTCCTACAACCTAGATTTCTCCAAGGAGTAGGGAGTTGATGTTGGATTCTGTAATAAAATCCGCCATCATCAGAGCCATTTCAACGATTTCATCGTCGGTAAAAAGTTTATGACGTGAAATCGAAAAGGAAACGGCGGCCTCTCTGGCCTCAGTTTCTTCGGTGTTGTACTCCGTTCTTGTAAGGAGCACATTATGCCGATTTTTCTGATCTGCCTTGCTCAGGTCCACCGTCTGGCGGATCTTGAGCATGTGTCCATATTTTGATTCTATGGACGATTCCCGGAAAGCCGATTCATTGGCTCCGGAAGATGCCACGTCATTAAAGACATGGTCATCTGTGCCATCATTCAGAGTTATACTTGCGCCGAAAGACATAAGATAGCCTCTTGAGGTTGTCCCCTAAATGGGGCGGCCCGTAGGCCATTTTGTGGTATTATGCGTGCGCAAGCGCTGCGACTAACACCAGTTCTCGCATCGACAAAGCGTCGAACGCGGGTAGAGCGAGGCCCGTTTCGGGCGCGCCCACGGAACGTTGGTAATAGGATTGCTCCCATTCCCAAATCGGTTTCCCTTCGCCACCCTGGACAAGATTCTGTCCTGATGGATTAGGACTACCAGTGTGCACGATCTCACGATTAATTGCTTTTCTTTTAATTGAATCGCAATAGTCGAGTATCTCGACTGTGAGATTTGGATCATCGTCGAGTTGGCTAAGAAACTTGCCAACTTTTAAAACGTAATCCACCAAGAAACTAAACGGAATAGCATTCCATATAGCCTCAGGCGTGACTCTCAATCCCATAACCCTCCTAAAACCTTCAAAAGCTGAAGGCTTGCGATATTTATATCGCAAGCGAGCAGTAGCATGGAACTCAGTGCTTTCGCACAGTTCAATGTAACCACGTCGGGTGTTAATACCCTTCGTGATCTGCTCGTCTAGGACCTCAGTGTAATGAAAATTCTGAGGTTTCTTGCCTTTCTCAATGAAATCGTTAACACGTTTTTCGGTGTTCAACAAATCATTGTAAATGTTCGTAAAGTCAGAAATTAATGGCTTTACGGCAAAAGAATAGGCGAGATGAAGGTCAGCAGCAGTCTTAGATGATGGGAGCTGAAAATGCTTCACCATCTTAAGCCACTTGGCTACATCCGTCATAAGACGGGGTATGTCTTTCAACTCCCAAAGGAAGTTAAAAAGACTAAAGCCAGTGTTTAGCTGCGGCTCAATCGAAGCCCATGCACGCCTTTTCATCTCCACGGTTACTTCTAGTGGAGCCGGTGCCGTTGGTTTATACGGCGTACGACCGGCACCCGACAAAAGTCGGATGTACGACGCGGAATAATCTATCCACGACGGAAAAGGTGAATACCAAGTTAATTTATCTTGGACATGGGTACAGGGATTAAAACGGTCCCAACCTACATCATAGGTTATGGAACCAGCCCCGTGACAAACGTTAAAACTGGTCTCATTAGGATTGTAACAATCATAAAAAGAGATCCAGTACAACGCAGCCTCCTCACTAGCCATACCATTCTTCGGTAAATATCTATCAATTACCGGATAGGTCTTGCTAGGTGTTGAGCAGGGTGTTGATTTGGTAATCATTGGAAACCTCCAGGTTCGCTCTGGTACCC